GGTGAATGAGGATAAAAGTTACGTATCTAGCAACTGGGCTATATATCTTCAGCAACTTTTCCATGCTGATTATAGGAATTCTGATGGTGTTATTACAGGTATATATCCTATTTACAGAGCTTTAAATAGGATTTTATTCCTTGAACGGTTTACTGATTTCTCAGATGATGGGATCAAGGGGTCTGATTATTTTAGCATAAGGACCATTTCCATATTGGAACAATGTAAACACCACCCATTATTTGAGGACTTTGTCAGGTTAATCTGGTCGCTTGACAAATATAACCTCTCTTTTAGCGCCCAAGGATTAGCTGCTTACATTAGGAGAATAGCTGATAAAGAAGGGAAAGATTTGTCTTTTAGAAACTGGACTTATGGAGAAAATGTTCAAATACAGGCTCACTTGAAGTTACGGAGTATGCGCCATCATCGCCCTGTATCTGACAAAGTTCGAGAAGTTTAATATCGTTGCACTCACGAGCAACACCAAATTGTACGATTGAGTCAATTTCGTTAGTGAATGTTGAACCACTTGGGATACCATGAGGTCCAGTTAAAACACCATCTGGTGTGACTATTGGAACGTTTATAAAGTTGTAACAAACTTGATCAATGTAATCCCAATACTTCTGCTGAAATAACATCTTAATAGACTCAAATGCTGGCTTAATAAGATGAGATTTAACAGAATTGTCATAAGCAGAGAAGTCAATGGATAATATTTGATTCCCCGCACTGATAGATGTATCAATTAATTTAGTAATAGCCACATTTATATCATCGGGCGTATTTAAGGCCCTGCGCCAACTCTGTTTAGATTGTAATTCTAAGACTGGTCTATAAAAACACATCTCAAAGATAGTCATAATGATGGAAAATCCCCAGACATTCCTTGTTTTGCCGTTTTCCTGCGTCCTAGTAAACAGTATACAGGCATGATTGAATAAGTCCTTAAGGACAGTGGAGATTTGAGACAATGTGTAACTTTTGTACAAATCTTTAACATTCTTCTTCTTAGTATAATCAGGAAGACCACTATTTGTTGCATTCTTCAAAAAGCCAATTGCGCCAACTACCTCTAATGGTCTAAGTCTACGAAGGATTTTCGGCCATAACTCATAGGGTGCGAATGAGTTCCGTTTAATTGTACCAGAATAGTTATAGCTATCCAGTAGTGACTCCTTGCGATCCTCCCAATTCTTAGCAATACTCATGGGACCGAATTTGGATCTATTTAGCATCTCTAGGTTATCCAACACCTCATTCACTTTGGATTTATTAGAATTATATATTGAATCTAGACTCTTCAATATATCTTCAGCTGATCTGTTTTCATTAACGAGTGGAGAAACGAAGACTTCACTGGAACCAGTTCTAACAGAATCCATAAGTTGGGAGAGTCTAAACTTAACATTGGTGTCAATTTTAAGATCATTTACACTCTGC